TGATATTCATTACCAATCACATAGGGGAATGTTGGTCTTCTAAATTTGTTGAAAGGACCACTTGCATCAATGTTATCGGAGATAGTACAGAAATATGCATATATTCCATTAGGGAAATCTGGTGTTACACAGAATCTACCATTTGATTCATCTAGATCACCATCAGCTGTAAAGATATAATCATCTACGAAGAAACCATTGGGGAATGTGGTATAATCTGGTCTATTGATCGCAGTATTGGTCAATTTGTAGCCACTAACCATTCTACGAATATTACCAGTACCATTGATATTATCAAATCCATATGGTCCGTAAATTGGATTTCCGTCATACGCCCAACCTAAGATTGGTGAGTGGAAAGTATTATCTTGTTCCTCACCATTACTATTCAACATAATATCAAAGAATCCATACTTGAGATTGTTCTTTTCAAAACCACTCAGAGTGTTTATATTCTGTCTAAGTGGTCGTTGAGCATACAAGGAAGTAAATTGAAGAGACTTGTTATCAATATTTTCACTAATTATACAGTCATCATCAAGGAAGTTGGCAAATTTTCTCTCAAAAAGGTTTATATTCCAGGTTTTGATGTTTGCAAGGGCCCTTGCATTAATACCTGCTGGTATGACATTGATTGTTACCTTACCTGTTTCGTAACCAACACCACCCTTTCTGACGATGACTTCTGTAATTTTACCTTGATCTACTTTTGCTATGAGAACAGCATATTTGCCTGTTTCACTAATAACCTGAAGTGTGGGAGGTGCATTAAATTCCTTTCCTCCATCATTAACAATGACTTCTGAAATTTGACCATTGTTGATAATAGCTGTCAGTATTGCATCTTTGCCGGATTTGAATGTAATTTCGGGTTGTCTTTGGAAATCGATGATTTCGGAAGATCCGTAACCAACACCACCAGCAGTAAGATCGATTGATTCAATACTACCTCTAAAAATGGGTTGTACTTCAGCAGAATATAACAGAATATTGCCAATAAATGGATCATCACTGATCAACCAATGGGATTCTGAACTAACAAGAACGAAATATGGATCAGTGAGTTCTGCTTCAGTATCAGTCCATGCAAGTGTTTTAATTGGTGTTTCAATATCTTCTTCAATTGGTGATTCAATGACATAAAGTTCTTGGAAATTTTCAACAAAACTTTCATCAAATGCTGCGGCTGCACCCTGAATCAGAACACTGATTGGTGGATAGTTGAATGAACCTTTTCCTGAATTTCTAAAATCAATACAGATGTTGTTATTGACATAATATTCTCTATCAACACCACCAGTACCAACCTCTGCTAATTTAAAGGAATCTTCGGTCACATTTACAACATAATAATCTCTATCTTCCTTTAAACCCGAAATGGCAGGTGTTCCTTTTTTATATCTTACAATATCTTTATTACTGTAGCCATGATTGGATATCTCTACTCTATCTGTGGATGTATTAACCCCAGCAGCTGGAATTGTTCTTTGCTTATTTTCATATCCTACACCGGGATTAGTGATAACAATTGAAGAAACAACCTGTTTGAGGTTTTCAGCAACGAAATATTGATTACCATTACCAAATGCAAGTAAATTAACCGTGTTAATACCAACAAATGCCTCATTTCTAGCATTATGAAGATGGATAGAAGTTTGTCCGGTTACATTAACATAATACTTACTACCTGACGTTAGACCAACAACACCTTTTGAACCCCTTGGTTCGTAAATAATACCTTCACCATCAACCAATTTGTGATCGGTCTTAAATGAAATCTCATTTGTACTAAGTTTTACATCATCAATTGAGTTTGCAATAAATGTGTTTTCATGTTTGATAGAGATCATTCTTGCTGCTGCAGCAGCACCAACACCATTACCCCCGGAAATAGTAATAGCAGGGGGGTTAATGTATCCCATACCAGTGTCAGTTACCTCAAGTCTATCAAGGACACCCCTTACATTAGTAATACCTGTTGCACCCGATCCTACCTCATCCTTGATACTTAAAATAGGAGGAGAGATAATATCATAATCAGACCCACCAGCAGTCATTGTAAGTTTTTTAATGTCCCCAAAGAAGACATTATTGGATGACTTGTAGTTTATAAGTTCGACACCATTAATAAAGATACCGGTGTGTCCAGGTTCTGTCTTGTACGATTTCTTTCTGACTACAGGTGTGGTAATCTTTCTATAAAGACCTTGTGGTTCAATTTTCTTCTTATAACTTTCAAGAAGAGTAACAGATGCATTTACAACAGAACCATTGAATGTGAGGTAAATACCTCTTGATAAATCTGCTTTACTTCTAGCAAGTCTAATATTGCTCTCATCAACTCTTTCAACAAAATAATTTGCTGAGGAGATTCCCTGGAAACCATTACCGTTTGATTCAAAATAAATCGTGTCCCCACTATAGAAACCATGATCAGGTAGATTTGTGGGATTAGTTGGAAGTGTTAGTATATCGGTACTCAATAATGACGAAGAGAATGTTATCTTATTGTCATACGTATTAGTAGCAACCCCATCAAAATTAGGAATTGAGTTAGATGCAACCAGAACATCACCATTGAATTTGGAATAGGTATTCTGAGTATTGGCTACAAAGTTTGAGAGATATGGATACTTTGTGGATTCTCCTTTGAGTAATTGGTTTTCAATGAAGAACTGACCACTCATAGGAATCTGTTGATTATACTGAATGGTAACAACATTCGCCGAATTTACACTTACTACCTCACCTAAGATAGAAACAGTAGTATCAAAATTCTCATATCTTACAGAATATCCTTCTCTAAACAAACTATCATTAAAAAACTTGTGTTGATATGTAAATGAATTTGCATCAATTACCGTAGTTTCTTCAATTTTGAATTTTGATTTTACATTGGTTAACCAATTATTAGATTTTTTACCCTCACTCTCAAGACCTAATGACTTAATCTGAATTGTGTCGTCTTTTCTGAAGAAATATGTGGGTTGATCTTCTTTAAAATCCTTAAGTGTGGAAGTAAATCTGACTCTGATTTCCTCAGATGTATTAATACCAACATATGCGTAAGAATATGAATCAAATTTAACATCAACCTTTTTGGGAAGTGCATCAAATACAGATGTATTAAAGAATTGGTTTGCGGTCTTTCCACTATAAGCAATACTTACCTCTTGACCATCAACATTATCAACAACAATCCTACCAAATTCTGGGAAGTCAACCGTTGAGTCTACATTAATTATAGTGGCACCAACACTTACATTTTCAAGAAGCTTTGTAAGTGGGTTTGGTTTAAACTCACCAAAGATTGAACCTGCAACATCAGAATCTCTAGAGAATCCACCATCAATACTAATTTGATAATATTGATAATTATCGTAAGGAATCAGTTGAACATTAGTGACAGAACCTCGGGCTCCAGTGGATTTTTGGAAAATTGTGAGGTTATTAAGTTTTAATGGATCACCTTGAAGTGATTCAACAACAAATTCTTGAGTTACCTTATAGTCAGCATTTGATGGGGTAAAAAGAAATTGAGATGGTCTGATGATTTCTACATCTTCACCATACAATGCTCTGAACAAAATCTCGTATGATTGATCTGTTCCCTTAGATGAATAGAAACTATCAGAGTTAAAAATGAAGTTCTTTGTGTCAAGACCTTTATAGAAACTCCTGTCTTGGAAACCTGGAGTAAATTGAGTCTTAAGTTTGGTGAAAAACTGTTGAAGAAACAGAATATTCAGGTTCTGAACTTTAGTTCCTGTGCTATGTACATCTATCTCTGACTGAGAGAAGGTCAGTTCATCAGGAGAACCTGTGGTAACATAAGTCGTAATACCACTGAATCCTCTTCTACAGTTCTGGAATACGGTATCACTCTTCGATTCGTAAAATATAATCTCATTATCAATTTTGATCACACCATTCGTATCAGAAAATCCAAGTGTGGATTTTACAGTTACATCGTTCTCACTATAATCCAGATCCTCATCAAGAGTTGTTTCCGTTACTAGATTACAAAGTTCCTCTACTTTTACATATTGATCAATATTGTTAATAATATCAACAGGACCACCCTGGTGCTCCTGAGAAACGTAGTATTGCTCAAGAAAATCTGTTAGAAGAGGGAAATCCTCTCTAACATACCTAGGAACTTGACTGGATACAATTTCCTGAAACTTGACTCTATCTACTGCCATTTTATATTTCTATTAGTAAGAGGAACTGCTAACGGTTTATGTGGAGGGTGTTAGTTGGTAGAGGTAGTAGATTGTGCACTATCTACGTTACCTGTAACGATAGGTGTGCCTCTTACCAATTTGTTGACTCCGTAACTTGAAGATACGATATAATTGGTACCTGAAATATCATTTCCTGAAGAAATGTTGTCAGCAATTACGTCAACTGTTGTATTATTTACATCCAATTGTAGGAAGAGATCTTGTAACCCAATTACGTCATTTGACAGTGGATTTGCAGAAACTTCGATAAGTGGAGCACTTCTATTAACTACTGTTGAAATAATATTAATAGGATTCAACTTAATTTCACCTTTCTTGTAATCAATGATACCAATGTTCTGTTTTACAATAATTGGTTCAGTTGGCGAATTCAACTTAAAGAGGAAAATAGTTCCCTTGTCAAGATTGCCACTGGGTTTATCACCCATGTATACAGTCCCACTAATACCACTTACAGTGAAACCAGTTGATCTGATGTTATACCCAAGAAGATTACCTTGGAACATTGCTGAGTGTCCATGGTTCTTTACATGGAATTGATTACCAAAACACAACTCATACTCAGCAAACTGGTTAAGTTTTGCTGTCATATCTCTTCTCATCTGAATGGTTGTAATGTTTGAACAAACCGATTCATGACTACTATCTACAATCTTTTGGAACTTGGAGTATTTAAATCTAGCACCAAATTGATTTAGATCTGAAGAGTCAGCATAGTTGGTAATATTGTTCAGGACTACACTTTGAACAAATGATGGTGATGGAGCTTGATTAGAATTGTAATATGTCTCACAGTCAGCTTCAACATACAAATACTTAAGATCAATAATCTCCGCTCTAATACCAGCGACTGAGTATTTCTTGATCTCCTGTTGTAAATTCTGTTTGACAGAACTGGAAAGGAATACACCGTTAAATGGTTTAATACTTACAAACACCTTACCGAACTGTGGAGGTGTGAGATCTTCACCACCGAATGCAGATACCGACTCAGCTTCAGGATATACTTGAGGAATTAGTGCCTCATAATCACTTGCAGTGACCGCTCTGTTCTGTGATGCGTAAATTTGTGGCGCATACTTTTTAACAGATTCAACAGATTCAATGGCCTTACCACCACCTGATGTCTGTGTCGTCTCAATGACAGATATACCAGAACTAATTGATGTACCGTTGTTACTTACAATATTACCAATAAAAGTAAAGTTTGAAATATTATTAGAATCAGCACCATTACAAGTAATATAACTTACTTCTACAAAGTTACTATTCTCAAGTTCTACTCCAAAAATCCCATCACCAAACAGGAGTTCGTATCTTTCCTGACTAATCTCTTGTAGGAAATATGCCCTTGTGTCTTTGGTAACATCAAAGAGACTTTCAAACATGTCAAATTTTCTTGACACAGAAGAAGCTGCAGTATTTTTGACGATCACAGAAATTAAATCTGTATCAATACCAGAATTTGGAAGAATAAACTTTTGATTGGGGTTATTACTATCAACAGTAAATGTCTGAGTTACATATGTCCCCTCGTAAATTTTAATATCTTTGAAGGTTGCTGTTCCGTCAGCATTCACCGGAATGGTGATATCATTAGGAATAGAGAATATGAAGTTTCTAGTTTTATTAACACCTGTTGATCTGGACGTGGTTACTGCACCAGCCTTAAGTGTCACCGTAACAGCACTGGTATTACTGACATCTACATCAAATGTAATTTTAGCACACGCAGATTTTCTAGATCTGGGAACATACCCAATATTGCGTGCTAGAGACACCACGTTCTCCCTGAGCGTGGCAGAATCGATGAATACCTCATTAGATACCATATTGGCATTATATGAGGTGATATACGTATTATATGCTAGGGTATCGATGATAGTGGTCAGGTTTGAACCCTCAAAATCATAATCCGTGAAGTTTGAGTTCGCACGAAGATAGTCCTTGATGGACTCCTTTACCTGATCAAAATCTAAGTTACTAAAGTTGACTAACGGCATTTACCTAGTGGGCTGTAATGCAAAGGTTAATTGTTGCGGTAAAACATCAATTCCAACAATATCGTAATTGATTGCGCAATCAAAAGAATTATTATCGAAGTTTGGTGTTACTTTAACACTAGTCAACCTAACCCTAGGTTCAAATTTATTAATAGTATATTCAATCTCAGATTTAATTGAACTTGCGGTCAATACATCTAGATTTTCAAATAATAAACGAGTTACGTTGCTTCCAATAGTAGGTGCAAAGGGTTTTTCACCTGGAGTAGTGAATATAAGATTACGAATGGATCTAGCGATTGCATTCTCATTCTTCATCACAATCACATCAGAATTGATGGGATTGATCTTGAAGGTAGCACTTACGTCTTTAAAACCCCGACTGACTCTTTGGACAGGCACTTAATTAATATACAACAATTCTCAAGTATTTAGACGGATACTTGAGAATTATTCGGTCAACATCTCAGTAGTATCTTCGTTTTCCGAAGTCCTTATAATCA